CCACCCGTGATCGTGCTGCTCGTGCTATACAGATACAGGTACGTCATCCCGCTCGGCAGGTCACCCAACGCACCCGTGATCGTGCTGCTCGTGTTATACAGATACAGTTGCGTCATCCCGCTCGGCAGGTCACCCAACGCACCCGTGATCGTGCTGCTCGTGCTATACAGATACAGGTACGTCATCCCGCTCGGCAGGTCACCCAACGCACCCGTGATCGTGCTACTCGTGGAACCCAGGTGCACGTACGTCATCCCGCTCGGTAGGTCGCCAAGCGCACCCGTGACATTCCACGATGCATTGCTGTAGCCACGAAACTCCCTCAGTCCTGTCAGCGCTGATAGTTGCGATAGGTTGAATGTGCCTACCAGGGATTGAGACTGAAAATTCAGATGCGTGACGGCGGCGGGATTGGCAAAGGTTACCGTCACCGTTTTCGTGGCGCTGGTCGGATAGGTGCAAGCGGCAGTAGCGCCGAACGATTGCGTTCCGTCGCCATAATCCCAGGTCACCAGTGACCCATCGCCGACGGTGACGGACGGGTTAAACACCCCAGACTTGTTGGTCTGGAATGTAATCTGATGCGCTAGTCTTGCACCGCCAAAAAACAGTGGCCGCCGACTCGGTGCCTGTCGCATTACAGCGCCGCCCCGAATGTCGCCGCCGACACGCTCACGACATACTCGATGTCATTGTCCGACACCGGATTGTCAGCCGCCAACGCCGCCGCAATCGTCGCATTGGCCACGCACATCCAGTGCATCGCTTGCGCTGCGCTGTCAATGTTGCCGGAAATAAGGACGTACTTCGCCCACTTGAGCCGGTCAGCGTGGTTCTCCGCGCCTGGGTCTTCGATCAGAATGTATTGCGCCACGTAAGCGCACGCCGCCTTAATCCGTTGCGCTAAATCCTCGCCGCCCGCATTGTATCTTGCATCGTAAATTGCCCGAAAGTTTGCCATCTAATCCTCCCCCTAGTTGAGGTCAGCCGTCAGGCTGATGTAAAACGCCTGCCCGCTCGCCGGCGTGAATGCGTCCAGCGACTCCAACAGTCCGTAAATCGTGCGGTTGCCCGCTCCTGCCACAAATGGCAGGCGCACGCTATCATTTTGACTATTCGCCGCGTCCGAGCCGCTGCCCTCAGTTTGGCAAGCCGTAAAATCAATGTAGCCAATCCGCTCCGCACGGTTGGCCCACAGCAACGTATAGGCGGCGTTGTCGTTGATGGCCGTCGGCGAGGCGTTGAACAGATGCAGCCGAAACCGCGCGGTGCAAGTGCTCTGATTCGTCATCAGCCGCGCCTTGACGATGTAGCCACTCCCGGCGTTGACGCGCGCCAGGTTCGCAAAGCTCAGCGCCGTGGGGGCGCTGGTGCTGTCGCTAACCGCATCCTTGGCGGAATACGCGGTCGTGTCGGCCGGCCGCGTCAGCGTGACGGCGACGGTAGCCATGCGGCCGCCCACCTCGCCGATGTGATTTTCGCCCGCAGGCAGCGCCGCCGCCGCCGCGTCCGCCAGCGTCGTCAGCAGGGCGATAGCATCATCCTGCTTGTCTTCCGTGGCGCCGCCGACAGGTGGATCGACGCTAAGTGTGCCCGCCACATACACCACTGCCGGCGGCGCCGGATCGCCGACGTCGGCAACTGCTCGCATGATCGACATATCAGACTATCTCCCTCGCTGCCTCTAGCAGCCGTCTGGCCACTGCCCCGAACGCGCCGCTCAGCAGCGCCTCGGTCAGCCAGTCCACATTGAATACACCACGCAGCGCCTGAGCGTAGCCGGTCGCCGCGTCAATCGCCGCGCGCAGCGCCGCGGTCACCGCCGCCGGCGTACTAGTCGCCACGGGGGACAAAATACATTGCTCCCCCACATGATCCGGCCACGGGGGCACATCCGCCGGCGCATACACCCCGTCCCCATTCGGCCCGCCACGGCTATTGAGGTCGCAGCGGTCGCGGCCATCGTCCGCCCGCGTCAACTGCCACTGGATGCCGCCAACCACCGGGTTGACCTGACTGGCGTTTAGCGTTGCCCAGCCGCCGGCCACGATCACCTCGTTGCGCAACAGCAGCCGCGCCGCGTAGCCACCCTGTTGGCCGTAGGGCCGGCGTTGCCGTTCGCCCGTGGTCAGGAACTGCCCCAGCGCCGCGGTCATCTCGCCCGCCGGCGTGCCCCGCCCGATGTGGTAGTCGAGAAAGCGGTTGACGCGCGCCCGGACCCCCACGGCAGTGCGCAGTATGCGGTCTGCCAGCATGAAGCCGGCCGGGTCCACCCACTGCGAAAAGCTATCCATGAGCGTCTCTTGCACCACCGTGGGCCGGCCTTCGGTCAGCCACGCCACCACGCCCGGATCGCCGATGTGGCGCCGGATCAGCGCCGCCTGGCGTTCGGCTTGCACCCGCACCGCCCCGCGCACGCCGGCCGTCAGCCGCTCGGCATAGGGACTTTGCGGCGTGATGCCCAACGAGTCGCCGCGGGCGTACTCGTTGCGTAGCGCCTCGCCGGTCGCGCCGATGTAGTACGGCCGTAGCACCCGCTGCCAAATGGCGTCACCCAGTGCCTGGCGGGATGAGCGCTCGTTGGGAATGACGCTTGAGCCGCCTGCAAAACGAGTATCCCCGCGGGAACTCGTTGCTTGGACAATCAGCAGGCCGGCGAGCTGCGCCAGACGCCCATGATCGGCCAACAGCGCGGCGTCGGCGGCGTTCTCGTTGCGGCGCGCCATGGCGCGGATAGTGGCGGGCATGGGTTAGGCTAACGCCTCCAACACCGTCTTGCGCCCTTGGTTGGCTGCCTCGTACTGCGCCAGCGCGGCCCGTTCGGCGTCGGTCAGGCTGGCGACCCGCTCGATAATCTCCTTGGCGTTGTAGCTTTCATAATCGAGCGCAGCGGCCACCGCGGCCGGGTCCAATTCAGCGGCGCTCTCATCCGGCGCGCCAACCGGGAACGTCGGCTGCTCCAACAGTTCGAGAATGCGGTCAAGCTTTTGTTCGATGCGATTAAGCACCTTGGGTAAGGCCATTTGGGTTATCTCCGTTCTGGTCCGGGTTCACCGGCTGGCCGACTTGCTCAGGCATAGTCGGCGTTGTATCGGGCAGAAGCGCGGCCGCTTCTGCCATGCGTTGCTGACGCTCTTCACGCGCCGCCGCCAAAATCTCATCCACACTCGTCACTTCGATGGGGGCCAACATGAGCGCGGTGCGCTCATCGATGAGACCCTCACTGAACGCCCACGCTAATACCTGCAGCGTTAAGGCTCCGTCATCGGTCAGCTTCCGCCACTGGATCGTGGGTGTTTCCTGGGAAACACCTGGCGTCGTCAGCGCCGAGTACGCCAGCACAATCTCCGCCACTTCGAGCAGCCAGCCGCCGGCATCTTTGCGCCGGCCCTCGATATACCGCTCCCACACCGGCATCTGTGTGTTGGCACTCGCCTGGCTGCTGGCAATCGCGTTGCCAAAGACAAACTCGGGAATCTCGGCGTGCTCGAGCAGCAGATAGAAGAGCAGCCCTAACAACACGCTCGTGTCCCCCGTGAACGCGCCCGGACTGGCGTACTTGAAATCCGCGCCGACCACGGTCAACAGGTCGTTGAGGTCCACATCCAGCTCAGCCACGGTCTCGGTCGTGCCATCGGGCAACGTGTAGGTCCGGTTGCTGGCGTACTGCTCCCAGAACTTGCGGTAGTTCTCCACCGCATCAAAGGTGAGCACCGGCGTGGGCCGGCCCTGGCGCTCGTTGCCTTCGATGGCCGCTTCCAGCACCGTGTTGTAGCGCTGCAACAGTTCCACCAGCGCCTCGGCCTCCGGGTGGCCAAAGGTCTCGCCCTCGTCCACCGCGTTGGCGATGTGGACGAACGGCGACCGGCCGAGTAGGTTCGGAAAGGTGCGCTCTGTCCGTGGCGAACCTGGGCGCTCGGTCGTCTGCACCCGGCGGTCGGCGTAGTACTCATCGGTCACGATCATGCGTGACGCCGGCGTCTCGGGGTGCGCCAGCACTTGCGTCACCCGCCAGCCGATGATCCGCCCATAATCATCATCGGCCACAATCGGATCAACGCTATCCGGCGGCAACAGCGTCACCGACAAATCAGCGTTGACCACCAGGAAGCCATCGCCCTGCTTGAGCGACGCCCGCATCGCCCGCATAATTTCAGCGTGGTGGGCGGTCCACCAGTCGTCAAGCGCGGTCTGGGCGGCATCGTTACCGGCCTTCCACCCCACGCCCATGCCCAGGGTCCACGAGGTAATCTTTGAGACGAGCGGCTTTAGGAATGTCCCGCTCAGCTCGAGCCCGCGCACCCGGCAATGGTACGCTTTGCGCCAGTAGTCGTAATCCGGGCGGCTCCAGTCGTTGCTCGGCTGCATCAGCGCCGACCGCACTCGCCGCGCCCACGTCGCGCCGGTGATGCGCAACTGCGTGGCCATGACGTTGCTCTGGGTCGTCAGCAACTCGGTGATCCGACCGACGATGTTGCGCACGATGGCGCCGGATGCTTGCAATAATGTGCTCATGGTCGCCGCCTCCGGGCGCTGCGGATGTCGGCGCGGCCGCCGCGGCCGGCAACGCGGGCTTGGCGCATGGCGACATTCTCGGGTTGGCGCGCCTGCCACAGCATGAGCGCACGAGCCATCACCGTGTCATCGTGGCCCCCTTCCGGCGCGCTGTAGGAGCTGCGGCCGGTGGTTGGGCTGACCGTCCGCTCGTAGGCTTCCAGTTCACCCGTCCACACGGGATCTGCCTGGAACTGCCATTCCGTCTTTTCGAGCGCTAAGGCCATGTTTTCAATGAGCGGCGGCTTGCTGCTGGCGGTCGTCTCAAAGCCCACCACGGGCAGGTCGGTGCGCTGTAGTTGCTCAAATATGGGCTGACCTATCGAATTTAATTCGGTCAACACTGCCTCCGGTTGCCACTTATTACAAAGCAGCTTGAGGCGTTCCATTTGGAACGCGTAATCAATTTGATTGAAGCGGTCGCGATCTACTTCGCAACCGCAGTCGATGCAGCCGAACGAAAAAGCGGTGTAGTCGGACTGTTTCGCCCAATCGCACCCCGCCACGATCTTGTGGCCTTCATGCGCCTCTGGCGCCGCGTTCAGCGGCGCATCCATGCACGCCCCGATATTGCGGAAGACAGATCCCTCATTCTCGAGGAACTCGGCGAGAATCTCCTGCCGGTACACCATTTCCGGCAACGTTTCGCTCATGGCGTCAAACTCGGACCGGGCGATCTTGTCGTTGACATAGCTCGGCATTCGCCAGCTGGCCCACTCAGGCCGCTCGGGGTCGATGCCCCACTGGTACATCTGCCAAAACCCGTTGCGACCCTTGGGCGTGCTCAGGAAATAGGCATCCCCGCGAAAGTCGGTCAAGGTGGGCCGCAACACGTAATTCCACGCATCCATGAGCGCCGGAATCATGGCGGCCTCATCAACGATAATCCGCCGATAGCGCCGGCCGCGGGCCACGTCAGGGTTGTCAAGACTCCAGAACTCAATCACGCCGCCGGGCAGTAGCTCAATCCGCTTATCCTGCGCACTGCGCCGGGTCGTAATCGGCTCGAAGATTTGGACCGCCGCGCGCCACACCTCCAAGAGCATGCGGTACGAGGGCGAAAACCACCCGACCGGCAATGATAGCGTTTCTTTGGTTGCCATGCGATCAATGCCGAGCGTTGTTTTTCCGGCACGGCGGCCGATGTCCACCACGTTAAAGCGCCGCGCTTCTCTAACCACTTGATTTTGCCAATCAAGGCGTTTCGGTAGGGTCAGGGTCAATGTCTGTGTCGGCATACTCGATTTGGATTGCTACCCCTGACGGCCCCTTGCTCGCCGTCTCCACGCCGGCCCGATCCAGAATGCCGAAGGCGGCTCGCAACACGGCTTGCGCATCCAGGCTGGTCGTCATGACCTCGATCACCTTGACCACCGCCGCCGGCGACGCCAAGGCCAACCGCTCCGCGGCTTGCGCCAGCGCCCGCACGGCCCGGCCGCCATGCCACTCCCACGCCGCCGCGGTCACCTTGTCGAGCACATCGGCGAAGACCGCATCCTTCTTCCACTTGCCGTGATAGGTATTGCGGCTGCACGTATCCGGCCGCCCGAAGACGGTCTCCTCGCTGCGGCCGGCGAGCCGGGTGTCCACCAGCGCAATCACCGTTGCCCGTTTCTTCGCGGCGTGCGGTTCCGTGAGCCGCGCCAGCTCGCCCGCGGCTTGGGCTTCCCATTCAGCGGCCATTAGCTATCCAGACGGATTAGATGATACGTGGCGTTCAAGTAGTCGATCTGGGATCGCTGCCGCGTCACCCCGTCAAGCGGCGCATCGGCGCGGCTTAGTGTGATATCACCACGCCGATGCGCCGCAAGCAAGCGATCCTTGAATAGATCGACGCTGACGGTTGAGCCACCCCGAGCGAGCGCTGCGTAGGCATCGGCGATCAGCACCTTTTGTGCCCCGTAGCGCTGATCGATAGGCACAGACCGCGCCGCCGCGACCGCGGCCGCGGCAAACTCAGGCAACGCCGCCTCGGCCAACGCCGCGCCGGCCACGCCGCCACCATTGCCACCGGCCGCCGGCGCCGCACCGCCACCACCGCCCCTGCCGGCTGAACCGCTACCTTTAGCCATGATCTACCCTATCCCCCGAAAATCAGCGCGTTTCACCGGCGAAGATACAAAATATCACGGCGATCCCCGTCTGGCGTCGTGATGGCGAAGGCCCGATCCCGCGCTGTCCGCGACTGCGGATCGTCCACACGAATCAGGCGAATGTCTGGCGTGTCTAGCGTCATGTTGAGAACGCGGCGATCAAACTCCTCGAAACTCGTGCGACCGGCCGGATCGAATCGGTTGTAAAACGCCTCGCGCAGATCGGCGACGCGCACCCCGTCCCCCACGTCGAATACATTCTGACCGGCGAGATCCAGTGCGATTTGACGAATATTCTCCGGCGTCAACGCTTCGGGACCAGTCACACCGCGCGCCGTCGCCGCGCCACCGCCACCACCGCCCCTGCCGGCTGAACCGCTACCCTTGGCCATGATCTACCCTATCACCCGAAAATCAGTGCGCCGCCCAATCAACGATGGACGATCGGCGAACGAACCCGGCCGCACGTTGGTCGGCTGGATCACAATGCCCTGACTGCTGACACTGAGGACAGTACCCCGAATAATCGGCGTGAAGTCGCCACCGATTTCGATGGTACTCCCCACCCGAGCGCGCTGCCCGGCGTTGTTTCTGCCTGCACTGCCGCCACCTTTCGCCACGATCTACACCTCCCGGCCCTTTGCTGTATCCATGTCCTCTTGCAGCCATAGCCAGCCCATGCGTTGGCACTCTTCCTTTACCGCCCGACCTCCGCCGTAGACGAGAAAGAGCGGTGTCACGCCTTCGCCGGCAATCCGGCAGGCCTGCTCATACTCCAGGTGCGTCGCATCGAGCCGCGCCGTGTAGCCACGCGTGGCAAAGGCCCGCCAGCCGGCTGGAATGCCGAGCTGATTCAGCGCGTAATGGTTGGTGGCCACGTTGAGATCCGCAAAGATGCGCACGCCTTGCGACTGCCACCAGCGCGCGATCCAGCGCTTGCGGTAGATCTGCCAGAGCGCCACGGCCGGCGGCATATTCTCGTAGCACGAGAAATTCGGCTCGACCGCGGCCACGCAATCGGTCGCCAGCACTGGCGTCGGGTCGGTCCACAGCGCCTCATAGCGGTAATCCTCGGTGTAAAAGAGCCAGGTGCCAGCCATGCGCGCCTTGCGGCCGGCCGCGCCCCAAATCGCCCAGGGCTGGTCAAAGCTGAGCGCCTGGCGGTTGAGGTCGAGCAGCGGGATGCCCCACTCGTTGTCGGAGGGCCACACCGCATCGGGCGCACGCAGCGGCGCGGGTTGGTCGTCAGGCGGCGGCTCGACTGGCGCCGCAACTGCCGGCGGATCGCCTGCAACTGGAGCATCTAGCCCGCCCACCGCATCCAGCAACGCCTCAAACTCGCCGGCGCTGTAGCCGATGGCGGTCAGGAGGTCGGGATCAAACCGGCGGGCGTCGTCAAGGATCGCCGCCAGTGCGGCCTGGTCCGGATCACTCAGCCGGGCCAACTCGTTGTCGGCCGCCAGAAACGCGGTCACCCGCGCCTCTTCCCAATCGGCGGGTATCTCGTTGGCGCGCAGCGTCTCCCACCCTTCCGCCGCGGCCGCTTGCGCCAGGCCGTGGCCGGCCACGAAGAAACGCCGCCAAACGACGATGTTGCGCGGCTGGCCAAACTTGCGCAGCGAGGCGCGAAGGCGGTCGATTTGGGCGGCGGGGTGGGTGTTGTAGTTCGATGGGTGCGCGGTGTACTCAGCCAGGCGGACCGTGATCTCCGGGAAGCTATCCATCTTTGGTTGAGCTGCCGTTGCCTTGCTTGCCATCGGGCCAATTCCAGTACAGTTTACGTCCAACTTGATTTCAATTTTCCGTGCCACCCGCCAGGCGATCAGCCTGGCTAGCGCGCCGGTGGTCGCCTATCGTTGGCTACGCGCAGTTTAGACAAAAAACGCCTACGTCCATTGCTGGATCGTAGGCGTCGTGCGCTCTTAGGTTATGCGGTTTTAAGGAGGGCGTCCCCTCCTCGGTGCACCTTAAGTCTTGTTATATAAGACGTGTAACGGGAGACGGACTCGAACCGCCAACCTGCGGATTATGAGACCGCCGAGCTGCCAATTGCTCTATCCCGCTGCAAAAACTATAGCACATGCGTGCTGTCATCGTCAATAGGATCACCACACTGGCGCCGGCGCACCACGGGCCGGCCCTCACGGGCTGACGCCACAATGTCAAACTCGAAGCGCCAGTCACCGCGCCCCACCTCGAACACCAGTGTCGTGCGATGCAGTCGGCCCCACTGTTTGCCGCCGGCACGCATCGGCAGCCACTGCGCTAGATCATCGCGCGTAGTCATCCCCAGGCGCTCCCTGCTCATAGCCCTAACGGGGCCCGTCCTCATCGCGCTTCGCCAGCGCGATCAGTTCAATGCTCTTCAACGTCACGGTGGCCAGCACAGCCGCCAACAGCACACAACTCAACAGCGCAATATAGGGTCGCACCGCATCCATGCTCAGCAGTGGCTCCGCGCCGGCCGTGATGCTCAGCGTGGCGTACCGTAGGATCTCGGCTGCCCAGACAACCGACCGCGCCAGGCGCACGGGCCGGCGCCCCAGGCGGCGATAGAGCAGCGACTCGAAGATAAATAGCAGCACGAACGTCGCCACCAACACAGGATAGGTGTAGCGCATGACTTCGCGCACCAGGATGTCGTCAACCGCCATTGCTCAGAATCCAAACCAAGACGCCCACGGCAAGCGCGATCAGCACGGCCACCCCCAGCGTCGCTTTGGCAATAATCGTGCCATTACCGATGCCGTGCAGTGCCATCTCATCGCGCAGCGCCTCGAACTCTTTTTCCAATGCCTCGAACGCACTGGCGAGCGTACTAAACCGCGCAATGTCGTGTTTCATGCCGGCAATTTCAACGCGCAAGTCAGCCATCTGATCGGCGTGTCGCTGCAACTGGCGGGTCAGTTCTAGATACAAATCATCCATCGTCTTGATCGGTCTACGCCCGCCCCGCGCGTCGTCATCCCCGAAACGGATATTGACCGCGGCCCCGCCTCCGCTGGCGTGGCTCATGTCCTTGCCGGCCGCGTTGTTGCCGGCCCCTTCGCCAAATGTCCCTGCAATGTGGTCTTCGGTCATAGGTTGCCCCTAACGGGTGCTAGTCTTTCGGCCCTACCCAGTAGTCTAGTTGCGCCGAGCGCTGCGCCGCGGCGCGGGCAATCGCCGTCTCACTCTTGAACGCCACCGCGGTATCGGTCTGCGTGCGCAGCCACAGGTTGACGGCCGGAATGATGAGCGCTGCCGCTTTCGCCAACAGGTCCATCATCTCGGCGTTGGCGGTGAACTCTTCAAAGCCGAAATAGCCGGCGATGACCACCAGCGCCGCCAGCACGTTGAACCAGAATGTCTTTGACTGCCACACGGGTTTTACGTTCCAAGTCGATTCCATATCAATCCTCCACATAGAACAAATGCCGGCCAATCTGCACCAAAAACGGTAAATCCCACGGCCTCGCCCGCCACGTCGGGTGGAAATGCGTCGCACCGCCGGTCGGGTCCACCGTGTGCCCGCCCAGCGCCAGCGCTGCGATTGCGCCATAGCTACCGGCCGGCGGATGAATGAAGCGCGATTCGTACGCGATGTAGTGCGGCCAGCGCGCCACGCCATCAAACTGATTTTCCGCCAGAATGACCGACCGCACGCTGTCACCCCACCAACGCGCCTTGGCCACGCGGTTGAGCACCACATGCGCCACGGCAAGCTGCCCCAGTGGCCCCTCACCCTCGGCCTCGCCCCAGAGGAGCCAGGCCAGTAGATTTTCGTCGGTCAAGTGGTCGTACACGTTTCCGCCTTCCCTCCCTACGGCGCCGGCGCTCTTCTGCAAACCGGCGCCGTAGGTTGGTGGAACCAAGAGAAAGGAGTTTACAGCCTGTCGCGGCTATAAAGCTTTTGCCTTGCCCCGCAGAGCACACAGGCGCGACACCGGGCACAATTGACGAGGAATGGAGCCCCGCTGCGGGCTTCCCGGCTGGCTGTTGTCATGAAGTGGCGATGAAAGCGGCGGTGGGCGGTGAGTGGCGTCGTGTAACCACTCACCGTAATTGGATTTTAATGTAGTTTGGGGAAAAGTTCAAGTAGGAGAGAACGCGTGTTCGGGGTGGGGTTAGTCGGGGTTGCTTGGAACCAAAAACGATCTGTCGGCGCCATCTGCTAGCCTGGCCCGCTCAATGTTCGGCGATGGGTAGAGCGGCAAGAAATCGTCTGCCTGATTGCCGCTGTAGCTCGTCCCCGCTATTTTTACCGGCCCAAGCTTAACCCTAGTTGACATCATTTTCATTTCTTTCCCGATGAACCAGTTATTCCAGGCCGCAATACAGCACCGCGTCATTGTGTATTTGGGGATTTCGCCAAAGCGCTGAGTTTGCCCCTTCAGGGACATTAGCCACTCCCTGAGTGTCTTGCGCGGATCGCCCCGTTCGAGTCCATCACCTTGCGCCACTTGACGCCAGAACTCGCGCGCCTTATCGGGTTGGTACCGCATGGTGATAAGAGCGACAGAATAAACAGGTACAGATAGCACCAGACGGCGCTCGTAAGAGCCACATGGCGTAATGCAAGCGTGGATCGCTTTAATCTCCCATGCCCATTCCTTGATCCATTGCAGCATTTCGTCGTCAGACACCAACATTCCATAACTCCGCTTGACCCCAAAGTTGCCTTTGGCAAACCGCAGGGCGCCGGCGGTCTCCTTCGCCTGAGTAGGAGTTATTCGTAATTCATCACAGATCGCCGTCGAACGAATACTGTCAGCGAAATTACGCCTGCGCTGTCTGTCTATCCGAAAATAGAGCATTGCCTCCTCTTCCCCGTCCTCCACCTCGTAAAACACAACCGGCATCGTTTGCGGCTTTCCGCTTCTTACGATGGCCGTAAGTGTATGTTGGCCGTTGATTAGACTCGATCGCCCATTGAGAACCGAAAACATGATTGAATTGACCGGTGAAAACGTTCCATCGGCCATGGCGTTGACCAGTAGCTGTAGTGTGTATGGGTTTATTGCTCGCTGGTGCTTGTATTTAAGCTCCAGCCAAAGTGCAGCCTGTTTTGCATCGATTGCTTGCACCGTGTGCGATATTTTTGCCATAAAACCCCCTCTGTTTTCAAACTTATGAGTTGACAAGACAGAGGGTTCTTTGTACTGTAGTACAGCGAGTGTTGACCCTCTGTCAACAAAAGTAGCACGGATGCGCCAACATCCGTGCTACAATCCTACACCGTTATACACTCCAGCGTCAAGCCTATTCAGAAAATTCGTTCTAATCCTCGCCATCCGGCCGCCCATCGCTCCACAATCGATACATCTGCTCGATCGCCGCGCCTCGCTCTGCCCCGAGCACCACGAGGTAGGCGACGACTTGGCCGCCCCACCAGCTCACCCGTTCGGCGTTGGCGGGGTCGGCCGCGGTCAACTCGTCGATGGCCGCGAGTAAGGCCG